GGAACTGAATGGGAACAAAGTTTAAAAGAAGGTGATAGTGTAAGACAATACCCAGGTCAACCACATCAAATAAAAGCATTAACTGATGGAGTTATATTTGAAGTTAGTACTGAACATTTTGATAGTGATAGCTACAGAGTATATCGTAAATGGTTAGATAATAAAGACGTATGAAAATAGGTTTATGTGGTACAATGAGTGTAGGTAAAACTACACTCGTTAACGCTCTTAAGGAGCGAGATGAATTTAAAGATTATATGTTTAGAACAGAACGTTCTAAAGAACTGATGGCTCAAGGTATTCCATTGAACACAGATTCAACATTAAAGGGACAAACAGTATTTTTAGCTGAGCGTACTAGTGAATTAATGTGTGAAAATGTGATTACAGATAGAACTGTAGTTGATGTAATGGCATTCGCTAGAGCATCTAAATCTATGAATTATATTGACAAGGAAGAGTTTATAAATTATGCTAAACGTTTTATTAAAGAGTACGATTATATTTTTTATGTCTCACCAGTAGGGGTAGAGATTGAGGATAATGGTATTAGAGAAACTAATGTGGATTACAGAGATTTAATTAATTTTACTATTAGTAATCTTATTGATGCTAATAAACATCGCTTTAAAAGTCTCAACACATTATCAGGTAGCACCGAAGAACGCATTGAACAAATGCTAGAGGTGATTTTTTTGTAATATTTATAATAAAATAATATTATAATGAAACGTTCAGAATTAGCAGAATACATTAAAGAAACCATTGTAGATGTTCTTCAAGAAGCTACAATTGAAACTTCACCTGAAGATTTATCTAAAGTAAAACAGGCTGCAGATAAAGATGATGTTATCAAAGTAACTGAAGATGATGATGTTGAACCAACAGCTAAAGATATTAAAAAGAACGATTCAATATCTACTATATCCCGTAAACTACAAGATACATCTAAAGAGATGAAAGCTGTAGTTAATAAATGGAAAAAAGCTGAAGGTGAAGATAAAGAAAGACTGTTAGCTCGCTTAAAAGATTTAACTAAAATTAAGAAGGAACTTGAAGGGTTACTTTAAAAATATACAAACTTTACTAATTGTAGTATTAGCAGTTCTTTTGTTTTATCAAAAAAGCTGCTCTTCTACACCTCCAGTAGAACCACAGACTATTACAGAAGTAATAACTAGATGGGATACATTAAAGGTTGCAACAAAAGAATATGTTCCAAAATATATTAGAAAGACAATAGTTAATATTGACACCTTTCAGGCGCCAATTGATACTATGAGTATTTTAAGAGATTATTATGCTAAGTATTTTTACACTGATACTATTAAGGTTGATAGCCTTGGATTTATAGTGATAAATGATACGGTTACTCGTAACTTAATATCAAAACGAGATGTTCAATCCAACATATTCATCCCAACAACTACAATTACTAATACTACTTACCTCTACAAACGCGAATTATTTTGGGGCGCTTCGGTAAGTGGTAATCAAGAACAAATACAAAGCATTAACGGTGAATTAATGTACGTTAATAAAAAAAGAAATGCATACGGTTTTGGGGTAGGAGTTGATCAAAATTTTCAACCTATCTTTACAGGCCGTCTGTATTGGAAGATAGGTAAATGAGTCAAGATTTAAGAAAAATAATTCAATCTGAATATATTAAATGTGCTGCTGACCCAACACATTTTATGAAAAAATACTGTTATATCCAACATCCACAACGTGGGCGTATTCCATTTAATTTATATCCATTCCAAGAAAAAGTATTACAATTATTCCAGGAAAATCCTTATTCTGTAGTATTAAAATCTAGACAGTTAGGTATTTCAACTTTGGGTGCTGGTTACTCTTTATGGTTAATGTTATTTCATAAAGATAAAAACGTACTTTGTATTGCAACTAAACAAGAAACTGCAAAAAACATGGTTACGAAGGTTAAATTTATGTATGAAAATTTACCTTCATGGCTTAAAATAGATGCACCTGAAAATAATAAACTAACATTACGATTAAGTAATGGTTCACAAATCAAAGCAACATCAGCCTCAAGTGATGCTGGTAGATCAGAAGCCGTTTCTTTGCTATTAATTGATGAGGCAGCTTTTATTGATAATATTGGTGAAATTTGGGCCTCAGCTCAACAAACACTAGCTACTGGTGGTGGATGTATAGCATTATCTACCCCCTATGGTACAGGTAACTGGTTTCATCAAACATGGGTTAGAGCAGAAAATGGTGAAAATCAATTTTTACCTATTAAATTACCTTGGAATGTACACCCTGAACGTGATCAAACATGGAGGGATAGACAAGATGAATTATTAGGTGATCCTAGAATGGCAGCACAAGAATGTGACTGTGATTTCTCTACTTCAGGTGATATTGTATTTTACCCTGAGTATATTGAATTTTATGAAAAAACTTATATTAAAGACCCACTTGAAAAACGAGGCGCTGACCAGAACTTATGGATTTGGGAACCCGCTGATTATTCAAGATCCTACCTTGTGGTTGCTGATGTGGCTCGTGGAGACGGGAAGGATTATTCTGCGTTCCACGTTATTGACATTGAAACAAATACACAAGTAGCAGAATATAAGGGCCAAATTGGTACTAAAGAATATGGCCATTTACTAGTAGGTATAGCTACTGAATATAATGAAGCTTTACTTGTAGTTGAGAATGCCTCAATTGGTTGGTCTACTATCCAAACAGTAATAGATAGAGGATATACTAATCTTCACTACTCAACTAAAGGTGATTCCACAAGAGTAGATTCGTATTTTGACAAATACATGGATACGAGTAAAATGGTTCCTGGATTTAGTATGACTTCAAGAGTTAGACCAATGATAATTGGTAAATTCCAAGAGTATATCTCGGATCAAAGTGTAACAATACAATCAAGTAGATTGATAGAAGAAATGAAAGTGTTTATTTGGAAGAATGGTAGAGCAGAGGCACAACAAGGTTATAACGATGATTTGGTTATGGCATTTGGAATTGCTATGTTTATGCGTGATACTTCTTTTAAGTTTAGACAACAACATTTAGATATGAGTAAAGCTACTTTAAATTCTATTTCAACTGCTAAAACACCTTTTGTAGGAGGGTATAATAATAACCAAAATATCCAAAACCCATATGAAATAGATAATCCATATGGTGGAAAAGAAGACATTAGTTGGCTTCTTAGGTAATATTTATAATAATAAATTACATTATGGCTGATAAAGGCTTATTTAAAAGATTAGAAAGATTATTTGCTTCTGACGTAGTCATTAGAAATGTTGGTGGTAACCAACTTAAAGTAATCGATACAGATCATATTCAAACCTCAGGTGAATTTGCTACAAATTCCCTAATGGATAGATTTAAAGGCATTTATTCTAACCCTGCTTCTACTTCATTATATGGTCAACAATTTAATCTTAACTATCAATATTTAAGAACATATCTCTATTCAGATTATGATTTAATGGATACAGATGCTATTGTTGCTTCTGCTCTAGATATTATTTCTGATGAGTGTAGTTTAAAAAATGATATGGGTGAGGTATTACAAATAAAATCCTCAGATGAAGATATTCAAAAAATCCTATACAACTTATTTTACGATGTATTAAACATTGAATTTAATCTTTGGTCTTGGACTCGTCAAATGTGTAAGTATGGTGATTTTTTCTTAAAACTAGAAATTTCAGAAAAATTTGGTGTATATAATGTAATCCCTTATTCTGCTTACCATATCGAAAGAAAAGAAAACTTTGACCCAGAAAATCCATCTAAAGTAGTATTTACATACAACCCAGAAGGTATTTACGGTGGTTCTTCTTCTGGTTATTATACAACACCTAATAATAATTCTCAAGCAAATACAATTGAATTTGATAATTATGAGGTAGCACACTTTAGATTATTATCGGATGTTAATTACCTTCCATACGGACGTTCTTATTTAGAACCAGGTCGTAAATTATTTAAACAATATTCACTAATGGAGGATGCTATGTTAATCCATAGAATTGTTCGTGCCCCAGAAAAACGTATTTTCTATATTAA